TAATACTGTTTCCCAAAAGGAGATAGACGCAAGAGATGAAGAGCAAGATGTTAGACTGAATGAACTTGAAGAAGTTATCAAAATAATAAAAAAGAAGAATAAGATAACTTAACAATGCACTAAATAAGCTAGAGGGAGTTTCCTCCCCATTTAAAAATATGAAACTTATAGACTATAATTTTATCTCTAATGACGACGCAAAGACCATCATGGAGGCATACGGGTATGAAGTTGCTGAGGAAGAAGCCGTTGAGGAGACTCCGGAAGAGCAAGTAAACGAAAGCGAAGAAGCTTTGAATATGTTTGTTTATGAAAGCAACGGTGTTGTTTTCGCTCTTTCTGAAGATGTTGAAATCATCGACGATGTTCCTTACATTCCAGCTCACGCTTTGACTGATGAAGACATTACAGGACTAGACGAAAACAGTACTTCCCTTTTGGAATCTGTTGAGTATGACGATGCTACTTACAACCTCGGTGACGTTTTCGAAGACGAAAACAGTGGGGAAATATTCGTCGCACTAGAACTTCCTGAGTAATAATGACAACACTAAGTGTAATGGAGATGGCTGATGACATCATGTCCTCTATGGGCATCTCGGACGCTGTTCCTTTGTCAGAAGCTCCCGTTGAAGCGGTTCATTCCATTGGAAAGGTATACTCGCAAGATCTCCCAGATATGACCGATGAACAGAGATCTCAGCTTATTGCTGAGTCAGTTCCTATTGCAGAGAAGAAAGGTCCTGGTGCGTCGAAAAAGGAAACTGCTGAAGTAGCTTCCATGAGTCCTGGAGAGGTTCACGGGGAGTTGCAAGTTAAGCAGCCCCGTAAACGCAAGAAGAAACTCAAGAGAAAAGAGTTTGAGTTTGAAATCACAACTGAATCTAAAAAGAAACCTGAGAAAACTAAAAAGACACTTGAGAAAAAATATAAAGAGCTTATAAATCGTAAGCCCAATTTGTGGTCCCCTCAAGCGCGTACAGGACAATCCATTACTACTCAGGCAGAAATTGCGAGACTGGCTAAGCAACTTGGACAGACGGAAGAAGAACCCAAAACCGAGAATAGGAAACCATTCCAAGGTCTTGGTGAGATGACCACTGTAGGTTGTATTGGAGTCGGTCCTTTCGCAAACAAACCAGCACAGGATCCAGGTAACCCTTTTAAAAAGAAGAAGCGAAAAATCACTTCTGATTTCATCAAAAGAGCATTTATGAAATAATGAGCCAATTACTTAGAGACGTTTACTCTTTTGGAGAATTACAGATTCTATCCGAAGCAAAAGGATCTCAAGGAATGAGAGTCCGTGGTCTTTTCCAGGAAGCTGAGAAGAAGAACGGAAACCGCCGTGTATATTCAAGGAATCTACTAGAAAGAGAAATTGGTAAATTACAACCTCTTCTGTCAGAGCGTCGATTGGTCGGAGAACTCGACCATCCAACTGATGAAGTAGTACACCTTACTAATGCTTCTCATCTCATCACAGGCCTTCACATGGAAGGAACTAAAATTATCGGTGAGGCAGAGGTTCTCAACACACCATCTGGAAAAGTACTTCAAGAGCTTTTAGGAGCAGGGGTTAAGATTGGTATTTCCTCTAGAGCCGTGGGAGGTCTGACTTACGATGCAGACCAAGATTGCTACAACGTAAACGAAAACTTAAAGCTTATTACATGGGATATGGTATCTGATCCCTCATGTCAAGGAGCTTTTCCGGGTCTTGTTTCAGAAAATCAGGTTATTTCCGAAACACAACTCAAAGCAAAAGAAGAGATTGATAACATTAGAGCTGAAAAGATCTATTTGAACACATTAAGAAATCTTCTAAACAAAAAATAAAAATTTTCTATATTTTTTAGTAAAGGACTGTAGATACTAAAGATAAGGGTATTATATTATGACCAAAACTGTTAATGACATTGTAAAGCATCTCCCCGATGGAATTTCTGATTCCGGGATGGAAGAGATTTCCAAGCTAGTTGAAACTGTTGTGAGCGAAAGAGTAGAAGAAGAAGTAAAAACCCTAGCAGCCAAAGTTAGCAGCTACCTTCGTATGCGAATTGATGAATTCAAAGAAGTAGCAATGCAAGAGTTAGAAGATAACGAGGAAACTTTCCGTGCTGTTAAAGTTTATGAGTCTTTGAAGTCTGTTATTGCAGAGGATATGGAATCTAAGGATTCTGAGTCTGCAGTTTCAGCGTACAAAGAAGAAGTTGCTTCTCTTCAAGAAACCGTTGACAAACTAAACAACAAGCTATCTCATACTATTAATGAGAACTCTACACTTGAAGGGGCTGTGACCTCTCTGAAAGAAAATCTTCAAGATCTTTCGGAAGTTACAAAAGAACCCTTTAAATCATCTGAGTCCGCACTCGTTATTACAAACGAGGACACCAAACCCTCCTATACTAATCCGGAGAGTGAGGCAAATATGTTCCTAACTGAAGACGTAATTCGTCTAGCCCAAAATTTAAATAATTAAAAAAAAGAGTAAAGAAAATGATTAATGAAAACACTTCCCAAGCTCTATGTGACAAGTGGGCACCAATCTTAGAAGGTATCGAAGATGCTTATACCAGAGAATCCACTGCGGTTCTTCTAGAAAACCAAGCTCGCCACGTTCTCGCTGAACAGGCTAAGTCTGGCATGCTGGAAGAATCTACTACTGTGGGTCAGTTGGGTACCTTTCAAAAGTTTGCCTTTCCTCTTGTTCGCAGAGTATTTCCCGAACTGATTGCCAACAAAGTTGTTGGTGTTCAGCCTATGCAAGGTCCTGTTTCTCAGGTCTTTTATCTTGGTTATGACCGAGTGGCAAGACATGGGCACAATTCAACAGCCGCAACCACACAATCTGTGTATGGTAAGTACCTCCTAACCTACCGTGGTCAGACTGCTGGCGCTCTCTTTGGGGATGCTAGTGGTGGTATGATTGACCTAGATGCTTCTACGCCTGGTTGGCAGTGGACTGCATCTGCTGGGGGGGAGCCTGGAACAGATCCAAATGGTAAACGTATGCAAAACGACTCTCTTGCATTCTCCTCTAACCTTACAGGTACTGTAGGTGAAGGCATCGCCTCGTTCCCAAGTTCGGTTCTAGGAGGTTGGAATACGTCAGCTGGTGAGGTGTTAGGCAATTCTGGATCACCCGCTATCCCAGAAATTAACTTCCACATCGAACAACAGGCTGTTATTGCTAGCACTAGAAAGTTCCGCGCTCTGTGGACTATCGAAGCTGCGCAAGACTTGAAAGCCTATCACAACCTTGATCTTGAGCGTGAACTTACCGATCTTCTCGGTAAAGAAGTTGCTCTAGAGATTGACCGTGAAATCCTGGAAGATCTGCGTATGATTGCGTATGATGTTTCTAGTAATATCGCTAACGGATTCTCTCGCGGCGCTTTGGATTTGGGTAACCCCAATAACTTCCCAGAGCAAGCTGGTGTTATGTCCAATAACTCTTCTAAAGTATATCAGCCGGGAAACTTTACTTATGACCAGGCTACTGGCTTGGGAGTAAGAACACAGGGAACCAATAAGAACGTTTATTTTGTTGATCTGACCGCGCAGAGCTTGAATCTTGCTCCTCGTCATGTTGGTGAAGCATATTCGAACTTGCTGGCTGCTGTTAACTTCGCTTCTCAGGATATTTACCGTACTACTTACCGTGGCGCTGGTAACTTCATTATTACTTCCCCACTCGTAGCTGCGATGCTTCAATCTGCAGCTAAGTTGGAAGGTGGTATTGATCCTAGTGAAGCTGGCACTCTAGGTGCTAATATAGTTTACAAAGGACGTTGGAACGGTGCATATGATGTTTATGTTGATCCGCTATGGCCTGAGGATGAAATTCTTATAGGGTACAAGGGTAGTAGCCCAATGGAAAGTGGATTTGTGTACGCTCCATACATTCCTATCCAAATGCTGCCAACTGTAGTGAACCCGGACGATTTCCAACCACGGAAAGGATTGATTACCAGATATGGTAAGGCTTCCATCACTCCGGACGCTCGGTGGTATCGAGTTATTAGAATTGTTGGCGCTTCGAACAACTATCTGTTCCAGCCCTTCAGCAGAATTAACGACACTCTTGCGACTGCTTCTAATAACAAAGGCATCGGATAAACTAATCTTAATAAGATTTAATATGAAAGAAGGAGGTCCATTGGGCCTCCTTCTCTCGTATATAAGGATAGATAATAGCTATGAAATATAAGAACACCTTATCACATGATATGATAGAAGGTCCATCTTCTGTTATTACCATTTCTCCAGGTGAGGTTGTGGATCTCCCACCCTCCTTTAAAGTCGGTTCTGTTTTAACTCTTGTGCCTTCACCGAAGCCTACCCCTAAAACACGAGCTACCGCAGCTAACAAAGCTACTACAACCTATAAAACAAAAGAATAAATGCCTGCTAAGGCCACTGTACCTACTGTCCCTACCACATCTTACGGAAATACGTTTGCGTTTAGGAAAGGGTCTAGCGTATCTGTAACAGGGGTAGAACCAGCGGGTGACATAGATTACAATACCTTAAATCGTAGACGATTCACTGACATTGTTGAGTTTAATGATTTTTATTCAATTATTAAGGATAATATGTTAGCACGTCTAGGTTCTCCGGTTATACGGGTAGAACTTACAGATTTTCAACTTTATGTTGTAATTGACGAAGCCGTATCGAAGTTGGATTACCATGCGCCTGGATGGTGTACACAGTTCATGGAGTTTAATACAAAGGCTGGGTATAACACATACATACTTCCTCAGTTTGTGATGAACAATATTCAATATGTTGTTTATAAGAAAAGTCTTTTGGGTATGAATTTAGCTGAAGGAACGCTAGAGTTTGATTTCTTTATTAAATATTTTCAGGATAATTTCTTGTTTACTGATTTTTCTATTAGTGATTTCCTAGTTCAAATAATGCATTTGGAACAACTCAGAAAAATTCTAGGAAGAGATGGGTCGTACCAGATTGTAAATAATGAGTATGTGATGCTATTTCCTACACCCCAAGAAAACGAGGCAGTTATTGTAGAGTTTAGAGCTCTGGATACAAACACATTGCATCCTTATTTTGTCGGTTGGATTCAAAGATATGCAACTGCTTGTGCTAAGCTAATTCTAGGTGGCATTCGTGGGAAATATGATGTACTTCCCTCCCCTGGAGGAGGAGCAAGATTAAACGGAGCGGCTCTCTCTGAGGAGGGAGCACGGGAAAAAGAAGCTCTTGTTGAAGAGCTTGTATCAGAGATTGAAGAACCTCCAGCGTTTACTCTTTACTAATGTCCGATTTTAGCAGGGAATATGACACACAAGGAGCTAAGGATGATTTGTTTAATCCTCCTAAGCCAGTTGTTGTAAACTTTGCGGATGACGCAGTTTCTAATGTAAAGTCTAAACTTAACATGTTTGACCCAGCCAATCCTGATATTGGATTGTTTAATGTTGTTGATGGAGAGTTAGTTAAAATAGCAGGATCGGAACTTCTTATTTTTGCTTACGTTGCAGATGAGAACTATGATACTCTTTATGATGAAAATCGAGCTAAGACTCACTATCGTCCACCCGCTTTGTCTTTTGGTCACTACGACCCAAGACCTATAGAAGAAAATCTTTCTGAGTTTGGCATAGAACTTACTAATGACCAAGTTTTCACTTTTAATAAACAAACCGTGGAAAGGCAGATTGGACGCCGCCTGATTCCTGGGGATGTTATTAAGCCAAAATTTCAGAATCTCTACTACGAAGTGTTTGAAGTCCAGGAAGACAGTTTTGAATCATATGGCGTTTTCCATCTTGTTTGTTCTGCGAGGGTAATGCGTGACGCCTCAGAGGTCACTAAAACTATTACAGGGCAGTCGGATGCGGTTGTTGAGTCTGTGGATGGAACTACTCAGATGAGTAAATCCTCTTCACGGTCAGGTGCTGCAGGAGAAATGTCCCCAGCGCACTGCTTATACTTGGGGGACATGCCATATGAAGAACAGCTGGAATGGTACAGCAAAGCAATAGCTGAGTACCCGGACAGAAACTGGGTATTTCCAACAGAAACTTTCAACTTTCAAGGTGACCAGGATCCGAAGAAGGGCGGTTTGGTTCCGGTAGACCCGGGAGACCCACCCTCAGAGGAGGAGGATGGCAAAAAGGACCACGTCTGCCTCCAGTCCCTTCAGGCTATTGCCAATTTGGGTGCGGGCAGAATTCTTTATCAGGTAACCTCTGCTACGTGTGACCCCCTTCCTGGTGCTCTCTGTTTCCCGGCGACTTGTGCCGCTAGCGCCGGTGATACAGTTGTTGGAATTGACGTAGTAGGCTTGCTTGGAGGGTAGATAAGTAAATGGCAAATCCCTTGATAGAAATTCGTAAAGCCATCCAAGCTCTGGAGCTGGAAAGTGGACACACCCAGTCTGATTTTTACCGGGAATACACGCAGTTTTTAATAAGAAAGCTAAAAACGCTGAGCTTCATTGACTCAGAAGATAAAGCAGTTGTAGATATTCCTGTTTTTTATGCTAACCCAGAAAGAGCGATTGCTAAAATAAAAGAAGATAGGAATTTAGTTCTCCCTGTTATTTCAGTCGGAATTTCCGATATTGAGGATGCCTTTGATAGGCGTAGAACTAACATGAACGTTGTGTTAGAAAAAGCTTGGAATAAGACAACTCAGAGAGCTACTAGAGTTGTATCGGTAGCCCCTAAAGCGGTAAATCTTTCTTTTATGGTCAACTTGTGGGCTAAGTATCTTGAAGACCTTAACCAGTTGACTGAGAAAATACAACTCTTTTTTAACCCCTCTCTTGAGTTTAGAACTGAGTTTAGCAGCTATATCCAAGGCTTCATTACTCAGGTAGCTGACAACTCTGTTACAGTAGCCCCGGATAGGCAGGATAGAGTTTTAAAACGCACGATTCAAGTTTCAGTAGAAGCTTATATCCCAACGCAAAAATATCTGTATACAAACACAGGACGAATAGAATTTATGAGCTCTGATGTTGTTATTGAACCTTTTTTGAACCTTTCTGCTTCTGCTACAAAAGCTCAAACAATAACCGAAGGAATAAGGCAACAAAACTAACAGAGAAAAATACCTAAATGTAGGTGCTGGGATGCATAAATAACATAGAGGATTAATATGGTTATTATAAGGAATATTGGAAATCAAACAGAAGAGATTATTTTCTCCACGAGTTCAGGGTATGTGCATAAGTACCTTAGTGTGCAAGAGTCTGTAGGTGTCCCATCTTCATTTGTAACCGATCAAATTCGTAATCTGGCTGACCGTCAGATATTGTCAATCATAAAAAAGTAGGAAAATAAAGAATGCCAACGTACAACAGCCCAGGTGTCTACATTGTTGAGAAAGATTTCTCGGAGTACCCTCCGTCTATAAACTCGTCTATTGCCGGTGTAGTCGGCTTTGCCTCCAGAGGAGAACCCAACAAAGCTAAACTAATTACAAGCGCTGCACAGCTAGTGCAAGAATTCGGAAGACCGGATCGGGTACTTGGTGGTCAAGGTGTTCTTGGCGCCTTAGAACTCTTAACTAAGACTAATTCTCTTTACTATGTTCGCGCAATGAACGCGTCCGGAGTAGATGCATCTGCTGCTTGTGGTTATGGGATTTGTCCTGCTATTGCAGTTGATGGGGATCAAGCTGCCACAATTAGTAATAATTACGTTGATTTCCTTTTTAAAGTAGCTAATGATGTGTCGAGCTCGGTAACACCTGCCAACAACAGATCTGGTGCTTGGTATAAACTTCCCGTTAATAAATGGACAGAGTCAATTCCTGCTGCCGGAACTAGACAAGCTGGAGGCAGAGCTATTTCAAAGGCAATGGCTGAAAGACAGTTGGAGGATTTCCCCTTCACTTTTGTATCTTCTACATCAGGAACTGGACCAATTGGATGGTTTGTCGGAACGTACGCTGGTTCAGGAGCTTCCATAGAGTGCTCCGCTGGGAGTGGAACAACTTCTGATTCTAGGCCTGACTTTTGCGACGTATTGAGCCCGGTATTTGCCGAAACTGGACAAGTTTCTGGTGAGGCAACAGGAAGTGATATGAGTAACCAACATACTAAAGCTTTTGGAGGCAGCGTCTCTGGTGGCGCTCCCGGAGGCACTTTCTTTACTCAGTCCTTGTGGGCTGGAAAAGGATACAATTACAGTTCTATAACCACTCAGAACACCACCAATTACTACGGAGTTCAAATTAAGACAAAATTGAAGCCTGGACCTCAAACTTTGTTCCAAGTGTTTAATGACGGAGGTTTCGAGGAAAGTTTCCCAATGGAGTTTGTAGATAATGAATTTGCTCCTGAGA